AAGGTATTAAAGTAAATTTTGTACTACCTCTTTTTTCAAGAGATGCTGCCGATGATATTGCTGACGGTCTTACCGACAGTAGTTCAACATACACAATTGATGCTGTTAACTTTGCTGTTAAGTCTCATGTACTTGCTATGTCAACAGTTAAGCTAAAAAGAAACAGAATTGCAATGCTTAGTAAAGATGCTAGTTATGCTGATGTTAAAGCTCACTCGCAAAGCCTGTCTTCTTTTAGATCAATTGTTTGTTTTCAAAAAACAAGTCAAGTTGATGCACTTGGAAATGTTGTAGAATTTCAACCATGGCATACTGCGGCTATTGCAACAGGTATGCAATCGGCTGGTTTTTACAAGTCTTTAACTAATAAGTTTGCTAATGTAATTAGTTTTAAAGACCCTGCTGGGTTTGATTCTGGTAATCCGGGTTCTGTTGAGGATGCGATTGATGCTGGTTTAATGTTTTTGCAAGCTGAAACTGCTGGTAACAAATTTGTTGTAGATCAAACTACTTATGGATTTGATACTAATTTTGTTTACAATTCACTTCAAGCGGTTTATATGTCTGATGTTCTTGCCATTCAACTTGCTGAATCTCTTGAAAGATTTGCAGTTGGTAAATCACTTGCTGATATTACTGCTGCTAGTATGGCTGGGCATATTTCTAAAGTAATGGAAGTGTATAAAAGGCTTAAAATTACTGGTGCTTCTGACGATGCCCCACTTGGATTTAAAAATCTTAAAATTAATATTAATGGCCCAATTGCTGAGGTTAAACTTGAGGCTAAACTTGCTACTGCAATCTTGTTTATCCCAATTCAACTTGAACTTAGCCAGATTCAATCAAGTGCAAGTGCATAATTAAAAAATAAGGAGAAAATAATATGAGTAGAACAATGAACGGAGCAAGAGCAAAAGTTAGAGTTGGCGGTCAGATCGTTGGTCTTTTTGATTCTTGCCAGTATGGTGCTAATATTGGAACTGAGCCTATCCATTTGTTAGGTAGATATTCACCAGATGAAATTTCAATCACTAGTTATGAAGCTGTTCAAGTGTCTTGTTCTGGGTTTAGAATTATTGACCAAGGTGTTCATGTTCTTCCAGCAGCTCCAAAACTTCAAGACCTTTTAAATTTTGAAAATGTTCAGCTTGAAGTTGAAGATAGGCAAACTGGTGCTAACATTATGATTGTTAAAAACTGTGTGCCTTCAAATTGGGGTGAAGCTCAACAGGCAAAAGGCACTACAAGATTCAACATATCGTATATTGGAACTGTTTTGAGTGATGAGTCTGGACAGCAAGATGAAAGTGATGGGGCAACTTCACTTCCATAATTTCAATACTTTACATATTTTTTTAAAAAAAGGGAACTTTTTGTTCCCTTTTTTTGTTTTAAATGTCGCAGAATAAATAGCCCGGAAGTGATTGTAAAATATCCAACGGAAAAAGCGCAAGCAGAAGGCGGTGTATTTAGCGAAAAATTCTTGGGGCATTCTAGGCCTTTATATAAAATATATGATTATGGACATAGAAAGTGGGAACTTTAACTTGTTTTTTTTTACACATATGATATTATGTACACATGAAAAGAAACTGTATATTCACAAACAAACCAGCAAATTCAAAATTCACCATAGGTTCAGATAAGCAAAACTGGGCAAAATCAGTGCCTTGCACTAAAGAATATCTGGCAGATAGGGGTGATAAACCGCCCACAGAGCTTGAAATTAGACTTGTAGAGCTGTTTTATGAGCAGGAGCTATGTCGCCTTCGTATTGATGAGTACGATGCTCAAATGGATGAAATTAGGTCTATAATGAGTAATAAATTACCCAAAAAAGAAAGAAGGAAGATAAATGAACAAAAGCCAAATTGGGAAGATATTGGACCGGTAGAGCTTACAGAAGAAGACAAAGAATGGTTAAACGCTCCAATGGGGCCAATTGAAGAAAAAGGTGAAAGCTACATAAAAGAACCCGAAACAAAGTATGAACCAGAAGAATGTCCAAATCCTGACTGCCCTTCAATGTTGCAAAATGCACCCGGAATTGGGCCGTTTTGCCCTAACAAAGAATGTGATGTAAGTGATGGTCCTGATGTTTGGAGAGCTAAAGAATTGACAAAAGAAGAAAAGCCTGTTAAAGTAGAGAAGAAAGTGGTGAAGAAAAAAACTAACAACCTATGGGACTAATATGGCAAGCTATCTTAAAAAACAAGAAAAAAGAGAAGATGTCGAGGTTTACTATGCCTTTGGCGAAGATGCTGACTTTGAATTTGAGGGTGAGCAATCTTTTAGAATTTCCAAGCAAAGTGATTGTTTTTCTTGGAAAAATGCCGAAATTGACGGAGAATATCGTGATGGAAAAATGTTTTCTAAAAGAAAAGGCATACATAAAAGAAAATACAAATTTGAAGAATATTAGGAGAAATTAATGTCAGAAGAAGGAAAGTTTAAATTATTACAAAGAACGAAGCTTGAAGACCTAAATGACGGTACTGTCAAAGAACTTCCTGAGTCTGACCTTTGTATTCAAACAGAAACTCATATTGTTCAATTTGAATATGCTGAAGAAGAGCAAGATAAAGAAAAATTTACTATTAAACCGGGTATTTGGACTTTGGTAAATACTTCAGTTGGTTTAAGAACTAAAAAATTTGAACTTAAAACCCATGACCTTCTTGAGTCGGCCAGTAATACTCAACTTATTAAAAAAGAGTCTAAACTTTTCTTTGATAAATTAGATATTTACAAAAAATACAATAAAGACCCTAAACGGTCAATTTTACTCTACTCACAACCGGGCATGGGTAAATGTCTAGGTCCAAATCAAGGTGTATTAATGTACGATGGCTCAGTTAAAAAAGCTAAAAATGTAAAAGTTGGTGATTTGTTAATGGGGCCAGATTCAAAACCTCGCAAGGTTTTAATGTTACATTCTGGTAAGGATGAAATGTATAGAGTAGTTAATACAAAAGGAGATTGCTATACGGTCAACAGTAACCATGTAATTTCTTTAAAAAATACAGATACAAAAGAAATAGTAAATATTTCAGTAAAAGAATACTTAAAAAAATCTGAAAGTTTTAAAATAAGAAACAAAGGATATAAAACAAAAGCTGTAGATTTTAAGCATAATCATAAAGAGCTGATTGTAGACCCTTATATTTTAGGTCTTTGGCTTGGAGATGGAAGCTCCCACTCTATATCTTTAACAACCATGGATGATGAATTGGCAAAAAAATGGTCTGATTATGGGGAAAAATTTGGTTTAAAAACTAACAAATGGACAAAACCATTAAACAAAGCCTCTACTTACAATTTGTCTAGCGGTAAAAAGCACGGCAAAAAAGATAGAAATATTTTGTTAAATTTTTTTCAAGAATTAGGTGTAATTAATAACAAAAAAATACCACAAGAATATAAAACATCTTCTCAAGAAAATAGACTTAAAATATTGGCAGGGTTAATTGATTCTGACGGCTATTTAACATCCAATACTTATGAAATAGTACAAAAAAATGAAACGCTTGCAAATGATATTGTTTTTGTAGCAAGATCACTTGGTTTAGCTTGCACAGTTACGGATAAAAAAATTGACGAATCAACATATAAAAGAGTAAGAATTTTTGGGGATATAGATAAAATACCAGTTTTATTGAAAAGAAAAAAAGCCGAGCCAAGGAAGCAAATAAAAGATGCTCTTGTAAACGCTATAAAAATAGAGCCAATAGGGTTTGGTGATTACAATGGGTTTACAGTTGATTCAGATAATTTATTTGTGCTAGATAATTTTGTTGTAACCCATAACAGCTCAACAATTGCTAAAATTAGCCAAGAATTTACCGAAGAAGACAAGGGAACAGTTGTTCTATTTTGGGATACATCTGATATACGAAGTAGTACAGTTTCTAAGTTTCTTTCAACTGGTTCAAAATTTTCAAAAGATTGCACAAGAATGTTGTTTGTAATGGAAGATATTGGCGGTGGAAATACCGAAGGTTATCACGGCCCAAAAGGAGCGGATGCCAGCTTGTTAGAGCTTCTTGATGGTGCATCGGTAAGTTTTAGGCTACCAACTTTTATTATTGCAACAACCAATACACCAGAAAACCTATTAAAATCATTAGCTGATAGACCCGGACGTTTTGACCAAATGTTTGAGCTTGAAGGGCCAAATGCCGAAGAAAGATTTAAGCTTGGTACTTATATTGCTAAAAGAGAGTTGTCTGGTGACGAAGCAATGGCACTTAAAAGTAAAGATGCTGATGGCCTAAGTATCGCTCATATTTCTGAGATTGTGATTAGAGCCGAACTGCATGATAAAACATTTGCTGAAGTTATTACTGAAATGAAAGAGCATAAAGCAAGAATTGAAAGGGCATTTGAAAAAGCTAAAAAGAAACAAGTAGGACTGATGGGATAATGGAAAAAAAAATGAAAATAGTTTGCATATCAGACACACACAATCGTCATAAAGAAATTGACTGTGGAAAGGGTGATATTATCCTTCATGCTGGTGACGCTACTGGCCGTGGTCAATCTGGTGAAATTAAGCCGTTTTTGAAATGGTATGGTTCACTTGATTTTAATTGGAAAATCATGATTGCCGGAAATCATGATTGGGGCTTTGAAAAAGAACCTGAAAGATTTGAAGAAATGTGCCGTAAATATGGTGTAATTTATCTTAATGATTCTGGTGTTACAATTAAATGTCCGTGGACCAAAGAAGAAATTAAAATTTGGGGAAGTCCAGTACAACCAACTTTCTGTAATTGGGCTTTTAATAGAGATATTGAACATTTACCAAATGGCGACCCATATCATGGGTTTAAAAAACATCCATTAATTAAGCCACATTGGGATATGATACCTAATGATACTGATATTTTAATTACTCATGGCCCACCATATGGAATTAGAGATACAGTTCCACGTTGGCATGGTATTAGTGGTGATGTTGAGCACGTTGGATGTCCACATTTGATGGATACCATTGAAAATAGAGTTAAACCAATGATGCACGTTTTTGGTCATATACATGAAGAGTATGGAGTTTCATACAAAGGAAAAACAATGTTTGTAAATGCGGCCTCATTAGATGACCGTTATATTTACAGTCACAAACCAGTGGAGATAGAATGGCAAGACGGACCAAAGCACAAATAGAAGAAGATGAGCAATTTACTTGCTCTAAACGAGGATGTAATAGAATATGCGATGAAATATTTGAGTTTACATCGTACAATAAACAGGCTGTATTAGAAGATGTTCATGAAATGCCATTTTGCGAAAAGCATTTTAAAGAGTTAGAATTAAAGCTAGAAAAATGAAAAAATGTAATAAATGCAAAAAAACAAAAGAATTACATCTTTTTATTAAAGCTCCTAAAAACAAAGATGGTTTAGGTGTTTGTAAACAATGTCGTAAAGAATTGGTAGTAAAATATAGAGAAAAACAAAAAATATATAGTAAAAGATATAGAGATAAGAATAAAGAAAAAATTAAAAAATATAGAGATAAGAATAAAGAGGTAAAATCTATAAAACAAAAAGAATATAGAAAAAAGAACTATAAAAAAGTTCGAGAAGCTGAAAAAAGAAATGAAAAAAAAAGAGATAGAAAAGAGTATCAAAAAGAATACAGAAAAAAGAATTACAAAAAAATTCGGAAATGGAACAGAAAATATGAGCAAAATAAAATAAAAAAAGACCCTTTATATGCTTTTAAAAGAAAAATTCAATCAAATATTAGGTCTTATCTTATAAAAAAAGGATATAGAAAAAAAAGCAGAACTGAAAAAATATTAGGGGCAGATTACAATACAGTACATTGCCATTTAATAAAAACTTTTGAAGATAGATATGGTATAACCTTAGAAAAAGCTATAGAACCTGTTCATATTGACCATATTATTCCATTATCGACAGCAAAAACAGAAGAAGATTTAATTAAACTCAATCATTATACTAACTTACAATACCTATATGCCTCTGATAACTTAGAAAAAGGAGATAGGTTAGATTGGGAAAAGTTATGATATTATATAGTTAAAGGAGACTTTAATGACTGTTAAAAAAGTAAAAACCCCAGCTAAAATGTATTGCTCAAGCCCAAATAGGCTTAAACAAATTACCTCTCAAACTATGGATGAAATTGCCGAAATTGTAGGGTCTAGCTATGGGCCGGGTGGTAAAACAACACTTATTGAAAGCGAATATCCCGGTATTCCAAACAAGAATACCAAGGATGGCGTTACTATTTTCAGTTCTTTAGGTAGTGCTGATCCTTATAAGCACTTGATTATTGAACAAACTAGAGATGCTGCTAAAAGGACCGCCAACGAAGCTGGCGATGGCCCTCAACCTTTGACAGCAAAGGTTTTGACACCAACAGGTTTTATTGAGATGGGAGATGTTGAAATAGGAATGGAGGTATGTGGTACTAATGGAACTATTCAAACAGTAGAAGGGGTTTTTCCTAAAGGAAAGAAAAAGCTCTATACAGTTGTTTTCTCAGATGGCAGAAAGGTAGAATGTTGCCCTGACCATTTATGGAATGTAACCACAAACAATGGTGCCGAGAAGGTTATTACTACGGAAGAAATAAGTAAATGCATTTACAGGAATAAGTCAAATGGACAAATCCAATACGAATATTACACTCCTAAATCTCCTGTTGAATTCAATGAATGTAAAGCTGAAATGCCATTAGACCCATTTCTTGTTGGAGCATTGTTAGGGGATGGTTCTTTAAGTGACAAAGGAAGTGTAGAACTTGCTTTAAGTCTAAATGATGAGCCTGTAATTAAAAGGATAGAAAAATATGTAAAAAATGTCCAATATGTACTTGAAAAAAACTATATAAGAGTTAAACTTAAAGAAGTTAGAGATAGTGTTAGAGCTTTGGGGTTGGCTAACCGGAATAGTCACACTAAATTTATTCCCAAGTCATATTTGTACTCTTCAATCGAGAGCAGAAAAGCCTTGTTAGAAGGATTACTAGCTACTGATGGGCACATTAACATTAGAGGTCTATTTGAATATTCTACTGTTAGTGATGAGCTTGCACAAGACTTTTTAACTTTAGTGAGAAGCTTGGGTATTAGTGTGAATTATAAATTACACACTAGGGAAAATGACCCAAATTCATATTCAGACACTCCCATTCATAGGATTACACAATTAAAGGGGTATAAATTTGGAGATAAAATCGTAGATGTAATCAAAACAGATAAAGAAGTAGAGATGCAATGTATTAAAGTTAGCAATGAAAACCATCTATATATCACAGATAACTTTATTACTACGCATAATACTACGGCAACTACAATTATCTCTGCCACTATGGTAAAGTCTCTATTTAGATATTGTGAGGCTAATCCCAAAGAGTCACCTCAGCGTGCCACTAGGGTTATGAATAAAATTGTTAAAAATCAACTTATTCCCAAGGTAAAAGATCAGTCAATTGAAATTAGTATAGACAATCAAGGCTTGCTAAAAAAAGTAGCTCAAGTATCTGCTAATGGTGATGAAGAAATGGCTGACGCTGTAATGGAAGCTTTTGACAAAGTAGGTTTTGGAGAGTCTTCTCACGTTACTATTCAAGAACTTTCAGGGCCAAGCGGTTATGAAGTAGAGCTTATTGAAGGACTACCAATTGCTATTGGCTTTGAAGAGTCAATTGGCAAATTTCATACAGCATTTATTAACGACAAGGCCAATCAACGCTGTAAACTAGACAGACCGTTGTTTCTTTTGTTTGATGGTATTGTAAACGATCTTGTTTCTTTTCTGCCAATTATTGAAGAACTTGGACATAAGTTTGTAAATGAAGGAAACTCTGAGTTTAGCAATCTTGTTCTTGTTTCACACGGCTTTTCAGAAAATGTTTTGACAAATCTTGCGTTTAATTTTAGTAATCCTACAACATTAAATGTTGTACCAATGGCTACGCCAATGACTAATATTAAAAACTCTAGATTAGAATTTTTATACGACCTATCGGCCTTTACCGGAGCTAAAATATTTGACATGACTAATCAAGTAGCTAAAGCTACTATTGACGACCTTGGTAACGGAATGGATACGTTTGAGTATTATAGATTTAGAAGTACTGTAGTTGGTGAGCCAAGCGAACTGGATATCGAAGAAAGAGCAGATGAGCTTGAAACTCAACTTAAAAATGCTGCAAGTATTGCTGAAAAGCTTGATCTTGAAGAAAGACTTGGTAAGCTAACTAATGGTATTGCCAAACTTAAAATATACGGTGCATCTAACGGTGAGCTTAAAGAAAGACATGATAGATGTGAAGACGCTGTGTGTGCGGTAAGAAGTGCAATTGCTCACGGTGCGTTGCCGGGTGGTTGTAGAGTATTAACAAATTTAGTATTGTTTTTGGAAACTAGTTACTCTGAAGATGATAGAGACTACAATCTTGTTCAACAGGTCTTAATTCCAAGTCTTATGGAACCACTAAGAAAACTTCTTGAAAATGCTGGGTACAATAATGAAGAAATTGAAAAAACTATCATTGATTATTTTCAAAATCAGGAATATGTATATGATATTGAAAACATGGAGTTTGGCGACCCTGAAAAACTAGGAATTTTTGATGCTACTATGGCAGTAGTGCAAGCACTTGAAAACAGCGTATCTATTGCTAGTGTTATGGGTAATCTTGGTGGTATTGTTGCCAGCCCAAGAGATAGTCAGCTTGAACTTCAGGCATGGAAAGAGGAACAAGATTTTAGAAGGGCAACTGATCATGCTGATGAATTTATTAATGAAGCTAATTTGAGAGCGTAATGTCAGAAGAAATAGAAAAGCTAAAAAACGAACTAGTTTTAAAGCCTTTGAATGGGCCAGAGGAACTTAGAAATTGGATGCATATCTTTTTAGATATTAAGTTTCCAATGGGTGTCGTATATCCCGGTTCTACACATGGCCCGGTTGATGCCATGTGGCGTATCTATGAGTTGATGAAAACGGGTAATAGTCGGGATGTTCCACAAGTTTGTATGCTTGCTTCCCGTGACTCCTATAAAACTCTGTCTGCTGCGGCTATTGAAGTATTATGTATGCTTCATTTTGAAATATCCGTTGCTCACGGTGCAGCGATTAAATCACAATCAGAAAAAGCAATCCAATACGTTAACTCGTTTTTTAGAAAACTATCGCCATATCTTGAAGCAAATGGTTGGCGAAAGCTGTCTGATAGTAAGGCAAAAATTGAATGGCTCACCAGCAAAGGTGATGCTATTTATTTAAGAATTGTTGTTGCTACGGTAGCCGGGATGAACTGTGTAAAAGGCAATACAAGTATAAAAACTAACAAAGGTAATTTATCTGCTAGTACAATATATAAAAGACTAAAAAATGGTGAAGATTTTCTGTTCTGGTCCCATAATCACAATAAAAAATATGAAGAATATAAACCTGTTATCTGTACGCAAAAAAATAAACATAAAAAAATTATAAAAATTACTACATCTAACGGTATATTGGAGTGTTCTCTTGATCACAAAATATATATTAAAGGCAGGGGATATGTAAAAGCTAAAGATATAAAAGTTGGAGAAAAAGCTTTTCGTAAAAATAGAGATGCTAGTAGTGCGCTTGGTTTTGAAAAAGCCAAAGAGTTTATAGAAAAAAAAGGGTATAAACTAAAAACAACAAAAGACAAGTATAAAAACACTAATACTATACTAGAGATGACCTGCAAGGATGGTCATTTAAAAAAGTGTTCGTTTAACGAGTTTAAAAACAAAAAAAGAAGAGGGTGTTTAGCCTGTAAGTCTATCTCTTTTGAAAAAATCAAGGCTTTTTTTGAGTCTAAGAAATATAGGGTTAATATCGAAAAAGAGAGCTATAAAAATACCAAGCAAAAAATACAAACAATATGCGATAACGGTCATGAGTATAGTGTTAGCTATCATGATTTTAAACATAAAAATGCTAGGTGTAGCCAAGGTGATTGCCACAAAAAAAGACATGATACAAATTTTGTTGTAAAATATATTCAAGAACAAGGTTATAAAACAGATTTAAAACAATACAAAAACCAATATGAGCCAATAAGCGTAATATGTCCAAATGACCACAAAACAATGATTATGTTTAATAATTTTTACAACCATGGAAAAAGATGCAAACATTGTTATAGACCTTATTCAAAAGCACACCAAGAAATTGTTGGGTATATAAAAACTATTTATAAGGGAAAAATAGAAATTAACAATAGAGATATTATTCATCCATTAGAGATTGATATTTATATTCCAGAGTTTAAATTTGGAGTAGAATTCGACGGTCTTTATTGGCACAGTGAAAAAGTAAAGAAAAATGCTAAAAAAATAAATATAGAAAAGGCTTGTAAAATAAATCAAAAAAACATAAATATACTAGCTATATTTGAAGATGAGTGGAGTGATCCTTTAAAACAAGAACTGGTCAAATCTATGATCAAAAGTAGACTGGGTATTTATGATAAAAAAATGAGGGCATCAAAGTTAGAAATAAAAAAAATTAACAAGAATATAGGGTTTAAATCTTTTTTTGATAAATACCATCTAGACGGCCATGTACAAGCAAGTTTCGCATATGGCCTATTTGATGGGGATGAACTTGTTTCATGTATGTCTTTTAGGGTTCCCTTCAATAACAAAAACTACTGGGAAATAGCCCGGTTTGCGACTAAATCAGGCCTTAAAATATATGGAAATGCTAGTAAAATAATCAAGTGTTTTATAAAAGAATATAATAAAAAATTGATCACATACAGCAATAACAGATTGAGCCTTGGAAATACTTATCAAAAATTAGGGTTTAAAGAAATTACTCAAACAACAGAGCCTAGCTATTATTATACCGATTTCCAAAAAAGATTGTGGCGATTTAAGTGTAGAAAAATAAATGACCCGGATATACTAAACAAATATCCTACAGAAAAAGCACAAGCAGAAGGAGGCGTGTTTAGTAGAAAGTTTCTGGGGCATTCAAGAGCTTTGTATAAAATATATGATTACGGACACCGGAAGTGGAGTTTGGAATGTTAGAAGAAATAGAGATTTTAAAAATAGAAGAAATAGAAACTTCTCAGTCTTTTACTACTTATGACTTTGAAGTTGAAGGAAATCACAATTATTTTGCTAATGGTATATTAACCCACAATTCGGAACATGTTCCAATGCTGTTTATGGATGAGATAGATGTTGTTCAAGACCCAAGAGCATTGGAAGAAGCAAAAATGATTCCGTGTGTTTATAAAGGGTATTTTCCGCTAACCGTCTATCTTTCCACTCGTAAGTATGCCGGTGGATTAATGGAGAAAACACTTAAAGATACAGAGCGATCTGGTGGAGAAATTTTACGTTGGAACATTATTGATGTGACTGAACGTATTCCAGAATCAGAGGCCAAAAAAAATGAAGAAAAAGTAACAAGATATGTTGGTAGGGAGCTTCCATTAAGAAATTTATCTCCTGAAGAGTTTGAAGAACTTAATGAAGAATCAAGACATAAATATGAAGCGGTAAAAGTTTATTCAGGGATTGCTGACCATCCGATGTTATCGGTTATGAAAAACTCTCTTGTAGACCGACCGCAAAATGATGTAGGTGATCTTTATAAACCTATCTATGCGGTTCACAATAACTTTAAACAAACCTCGCCTGAAATGGGTGAGGCACAGCTATTGTGTAACAAGCCAAGCTCTAGCGGTCTTGTTTACCCTAGATTTGATATTGTTGATAATGCTATCAGTATTGATGAATCTTGGGAGTATTTGTCAGGTGAAGAAGTTGAGGGCAAGACCCTAGATGAATTAGTTCAATTTATGCACAATCTTGGAATTGAATTTTATGGTGCTGCCGATTGGGGAAATACTGACGAAACTGCTTTGGGTGTATTTGCCAAAATAGCTGGTGGAAAATCATGGCTTGTTGATATTACTTCAGCTCCAGACATGGAAATACCTGAAATTGTTCAAAAAGTAAAAGAGCTTACGGAAATATATAGGGTTAACAAATGGTTTTGTGACTCGAACTATCCAGCTTATATTAAGATGTTAAGGAAAACAAACACTTCGGTAGGTCGTATTCCAGCTATAGGTGTTAAAAAAGGTGTGGAATCTGTTGTGGATGGTATTACTGCTGTTCAATCTAAAATTGTAGATGCAAACAATAATAGACATTTTAAGGTACTAAAAACACGTAATAATGAACGTGTTTTTGATGCTTTTGAGACTTATAAATGGAAACTTGATGGTAAGGGAAATCCTATTGATGGTAAGCCAGAGCATGGTAAAGATGGAACTGCTGATATTATGGATATGATTAGATACTTTTTTTATAGTATGTTTGGTAAAGGCTCTAAAGTTTTGTTCAGCTATGATCTTGAAAATATTAAAGGAAGACCTAGAGATTTGCAAAACAAAATCAATGACTTAACAGGCGGTCAAAAACATAAGTCAAGGAAATCACAGGAAAAAAAGAGTATTTTTTTTGATGTATAATAATAATCTTTAATAATATATAAAGGTAGATTAATAATGTCCAGAATGAATTTATTGCTAGATTTAAGAGGTTATGATGGTGAAAATACAAACACCGCCAACACAACTTTCAATAGAAACCTTCAATATATTGGGGTAAATTTAGATGATGAATTAATACAAGAAGCAACAATAAAAGCTAACTCTAGAAGACTTTTGTTGTCCTCTTCTTTGGTTAGCGGATTTCAAAACAGTGCCGAATATCCTGCGACCCCAATCCCTGCTCAAGAAACGCTGACTTTAACCACTAACGATGATCTTGATTATATTTATATACCAAAAAAAATAGTGCCAAATACTTTAATGTTGTCCATTGGAAGATTAATGGCTTTTGCAGGGCAAGATTTTGATGTTCAAGTAGAAGATAATAGAACAAAAATTACTTGGAAAAACTCTTTGGCTCAAGGCGGTGTTGAAAGCCTTGAGCACGGTGATATTATAAATTTTTCTTATAATTACATAAATTCAGCTTCTTCTGATTCTGTAGATTTTTTAAACTCAGGGCTTTTTATTCCATCAGAAGAAAGCAATATAGATTTTTTTAAATTTGTTTATATTGAAGCAGATAAAAAATGCGATGTTGCAATTAATGGTATTGTGCAAACTACAATTAATCCATTTTTAATTAATGGAGTAATGAAAAATGGTTTTTTTCTAAAAACCACCCAAATAAACGATGTTATAATTATAAATAAAAATGATGATCCTGTAAATGTTTATTTTATTGCAGGGAAATAGTAGAGTAAATTATGTTTGATAACAAAGAAGATTTAGAAAAACTTGCAAAACGTATCGCAAAAAATCGGGATTCTACACCCAAAAAGAAAACTTTATTTGCTTTATCAAATGAAATTAATGAACAACTTCAAAAATCTTATGATACAAATTTTAGCTCAGAAAAATCACTTTCTGATTTAGTTGGGTTCTCATCAGGCTCGCTAAAAAAAGTAAATAAAACTAGTGTGCCTAGAATTGCGTTTACCGAAGACCCGGTAACTAAAGACAATTATTTTGGTCTTTTTAAAAATAAAAAACGCCTACTTCCAGATTGGACTATTAAAAGAATTAGACAAGAAGACCATCTTATAGCTTCTATTTTAAGAGCTAGAGGTAATACAATGTCCATGTTTGGGCGTGTAAGGAAAGATAGGTTTGACATTGGTGTTGAGTGTAATATAAAACAAGATTACGAACAAATTCTAAAACCAGATCAAAGAATTAAAATTCACGAAAGAATTAATCGTGTATTAAATATTTTAATGAACTGTGGAAGTAATGAAGGTGTTTCTTCAGAAGATAAAATGTCAATTTCAGAATGGTTTTATGTTCAAACTATAAATGGATTATCTTTTGGCAGGTTTTGTACAGAAGCAATATATGAAGAAGATGATTTTGGAAATAAATTTTTTCATAGATTTAGGCCGGTTGATGCTGGTACAATTTATAAAGCAGTTAAGCAAGGTGAGTATGCTGATGATGTAAGGCGTTCATCTATTAAACTTCTTGAGGAAATGACCGGTCACAAAATTGACCCTGAATCAGCTCTTGCTGGAAGTTATTCTTGGATACAGGTTTTAGAAGGTACTCCAAGGCAAGCTTTTACTCAAGAAGAAATGTTTGTTTGCAACCTGTATCCTTCAACCGATATTGAGCATAACGGATATCCGGTAACACCGCTTGATACTATCATGCAAGCTGTTACAACACATATTTCAATTGAAACCTATAACAGGCTTTATTTTGCAAATGGTAGAGCTACAAAAGGTATTCTTGTGGTTCAATCCGATGAAATTGACCACGCCACTATTGAAGGTATTAAACAACAGTTTAATGCGTCAATTAACAGTGTTGGTAATTCGTTTAGAACACCTATTTTTGGTGTATCTTCTGAAGATAATGTGCAATGGGTTCCAATGAATCAACAAAAGAAAGATGGCGAATTTCAATTTCTTTACGATTCTGTTGCTAGAAATATCTTATCTGCTTTTGGTATGTCTCCTGATGAACTACCGGGTTATGGTCATCTTTCAAAAGGTACTAATCAACAATCTCTATCAGAAGCAAATAATGAATATAAACTTACTGCGGCCCGTGATACTGGTATTAGACCATTAATTTTAAAGTTTCAAGACTTTATTAATGAAAAACTATTCCCACTTATTGATCCAGAACTAGCTCAAATTTGCACTATAACTCTTTCTGGCCTTGACGCTGACACTAGGCAGGATGAGGCATTGAGATTGCAGCAAGATGCGCCTATTCACATGAATATGGATGAAATTCTTGAGTATGTTGACAAAAAAAGTGTTGGAAAACATTTAGCTGGTAAAGTTGATTTTAATGAAAGATATCAGGTAGTTGTAGATAAATATCTTGAAACTTCTAATTATATGGGACATAAAATTGACCCTGCTTATATGGTCGATCCAATACTTAAATATAGAAGAGATGGTTTTTGGTTTCAGCAAATTGAAATGATGATGCAATTAAACCCTCAAGCTGTTCAGGCATATTTTGCGTACAGGCCTGATGCTGTTGAGATGTTAAAAATGCTTCAACAAGATATGTTAGATGAAGATATGGAATAGGAGATATAAAAAATGGCCGCAAAAACCGATTGGAAACAAAAATATTTTGAATTACGTTCTAAATATATGAACGCTGTAGATGTTGCTTTTAGACTTGGAATGCAAGAAGGACAAAGAGAGTCCGAAATGCAAATGTTACAACAGCAACTTCAAGAAGCTCAAATGGCAGCAGAACAAGCAGCTATGGGTGGTATGCCGGGTGAAGAACTTCCACCAGAAGAAATGCCACCTGAAGAGGCTACGATGGAAGAAGAGCTTCCACCAGAAGAGATGCCGCCAGAGGAAATGGCTGAAGGCGATGCTCTTGGTGAAAGCATTGGTGAGCTTGAAGGTTTAGTTGCTAAAAATGAAAAAGAATTTGATTTTACTAGCATACTTAAAAAATTGCACCAATATAGCGCAAACAATTCTCTACAAAAAGATGAAGAAAAAGATAAAAAAAGCAAGAAAATAAATAAAATTCTTAAAAAATGGGATGATGAAGATCAAGAAATTGATGAAGATGGTTCTGAAGAAACCGATGAAGAAGATGTGATTGGGCAAGCATAACTTTTTCTTGACTTAATGTGCAATGCATGATACCATATGTACATGAGTGATTATGGCTATCAAACATATTCAGCAAACAAACTTCTGGCAGATTGCCAAAAAACCGGTGTCGAAGCAGCAGTTCTAGCTGCCTCGCCGGGTTCTGGTAAAACCACGATATCACATATTGTGATATCAAAATATCTTAAACAACATCCAAACGCTAAAGTTTTAGTCCTAACTCACGGGCAAAACCTACTTAAAAATCAATATATTGAAAGTTTACAAAACCCCCATGTTGAGGTCGGCTATACTTTTGGTGAGTTTGGCCAAGATGTTCAGGTGCAGATTGGTCTACCGCAAGCTATCAAAAAGTACCCATATAATTTTGTTGATTTACTTGTTGTTGATGAATGCCATGAGTTTTACTTAAAAAAAATGGTTCAAAATATTGTTAAAAAATTAAAGCCTAAACATCAACTGTTGATGACCGGCTCTCCATCTGAATTCAATAGGCTTAAAAATTTTGGTAAAAAATATGAGTTTACATATATTTCTGGCGAACAACTTATTGAAAAAAATGTTTTTGCTACAGTTGATATGGATGTGGTAGAGGTAAAATCCAAAAAACAAATTAAAAATGTAATTGATCAAATGTATAAACAAGCTAAAAGAAAAGGTTTTGATTTGTCAAAACTTATGATAGCTTGCAAAAGAATTTCTGAAGCCAATGTCATAGCCGATTACTTAAAATCAATTGGTAGAAAAGTAGCCGTTTCTAATTGTAAAAATGATCGGAAAAGCGAAATGGTTAAAGATTTCAAAAATGGTGATTATGATACTTTAATTGTAATTCAACGTGGCATTCTAGGGTTTTCAGATGGCAATATTACGGGCCTTTTTGACATGAGATGCAGTAGCGATGTTGATATTTCTAACCAATTATATGCTAGAGTACTAAGAAAGCACCCAAAAAATATCCGTAAATTTTATTTTAGATGTGCTGAAGGAAGTCCAAAAGTATTCAATAAAGAAGTAATTATGCTTCACAAAATCAAAGCTATGATGCGTACTGATATGCTTAAAAGATATGATGGTACAAATATGGAAGTGAGGATTGCATGACAGATGTAGAGATTTTAAAAGAATTTAAAAAAAGATTTGAAAATTCAGTTTTATATGATATGAATGTTGGTAATTTATTAGAAATTATTGGTTTAGAAAAAATTAAAGAACATTTAAAAGAACAAAGAGGATATAGATTGGTAAAAATTAAAGATCATTGGAGGCATAATGATTAAATGTCTATTTCTATTTTTAATGAGTATTTCTTTGGCAGCAAATACTAATTCACTTTATAAAAGAAAATGTATGTCGTGTCACGGAAAAAAAGCCGAAGGGAAAAAATCACAAAAAGCCCCCAGACTTGCCGGACAACACGCATGGTACATTGAAGATCAGGTTAAATTGATTCGAGATAAAAAACGTACAAGTGGTCATTCAAAAAGAATGTATCCATTTGTAAAAAAACTTACAAATGCTGAAATTAAAGAACTTGCAGATTACTTGGAGAAACTAAAATGAGTTGGGATGTAGATATTATAATCAATACTGGAATTGAAGATTCTTCTGTAGAAGAGTGTGGAAATTACACTTATAATGTATCGCCAATGTATTACAATTCTTTCAATTTAGAAGAGGGTCTTAGAGGGCTTCACCAAATGGGTTGTGAAGATGCTATTAAACATTTAAACATTGCAATTAATAAAATGGAATCTGACCCAGAAAAATATAGAGCAATGAACCCCGAAAATGGGTGGGGTGACTATGAAGGTGCTTTAAATTTTCTAAAAAGAATTAGAAAAGACTGTACCAAGCATCCAAAAGCTAAAGTTGGAGTTTATTAATGAAAAGTGCTATAGTTGTATTTGTACTTATATTACTTGTTATTTTAGGTGCAAATTATATTGAAGAACAAGCCTGTAATAAAAAAGGTTCAATTGCAGAAAAAATAAATTGGGCAGGACATAACTGTAAATGAAACTATTTATGCTTAAATTTACTCATGGTGTTGAGGTAGGTGCTGAAATGGCTTATCTTGGACATTATGAAAGAACAAAAGACTTAAATGTACTAAATATTGCTGTTGATGAATCTAAACATCAAAAAGAAATAAAACGTATTTTAAAAAGCTACAATACTAAACCAAACTATTTGATAGATTTTATGTTTTGTACTATCGGAATAATAGTGGGTGTATTATGCTTAATCTCTCCAGTTTTTCTATTAAATAAAGTAGCTACCATTCTGGAAAAATTTGCCGTGTTTTCCTATACAGAATTGGCAAAAAAATTTCCAGAATATAAAGATTTATTAAATGAAATGGAGGATACTGAGCAAGCCCACATAGATTATTTTACTTTAGGGAAAGTTCAATGTGAGGCCCATCAAAGAAAGAATGTTCCTTGATATTACCATCACCGTCCCAATCTACACCAAGGCGAAGAGAGTGGCTAATTTCACCAGCTTCTTTCATTTGGTCAGCTAAACCCTTGAGATAACCTTGTAGAAATACAAATCTCTCACGGTCATTCCAATCAACCGGCCAAAGAGCACAGTCAACGGCATGAGAATAGCCATCAGCTTGTTTTAAATGTTTAGAGTCCATAGTTTTTGACATACCGGTACGAACTAGCTCTTCTTGGCATTCTTTGGTACGAATACCTTCTAAGATAGTGATATCATAGTGTTTTATTGCTTTTTTAAGTATTTTTTGCAAATCTGGGTGGCAAGTATTTAATTTTGCTAGAGATTTGGCGCTATATTTAAAAGACATAATCTCTCCTTTTTTTGTGATATTATATAGTTATATGATAAAGATTACAATAGAAAATCCAACCAAATGTTACCTCGAAACTCCCAATAGGGAAGTTGTCGATGATTTGAAAAAAAGCCTGACTTATAGTGATACGTCAGCCCAATTTGCTTTGCAAAAACTTAAAAAAAACAGATGGTTACAGCAAAACAAGCCTCATACTTATGATTTGAGAAAGAAAGAACTAGAATCTAAATTAAAAACTTGTATGCTAACACTAGATTCTAACCAAAAATTGGCTTTTCATCCGGGTTCTTTACCATATTTGTCTGGGTATAGTTTTGATATACACAACCGTATTAGCTACCCAGAGCCACGCAAAATGCCGTGGAGAAAGACTTTGCCATTTGAGCTATATCCATACCAGAAAAAATCTGTAGAACGTCTTATTCAGGCAAAACATGGCTGTGTAGAGCTTTGCACGGGATGTCACGTTAAGGGACAAGAAATATTAATGTATGATGGTTCTTTAAAAAAAGTGGAAGATATTGTTGTTGGTGATTTGTTAATGGGGCCAGATTCTAAACCTCGTAAAGTATTAAAACTACATAGAGGCAAAGAAAAAATGGCAAAAATTATTCCAGTTAAAGGGGAGTCTTTTATAGTTAATATGGGGCATATATTATCCTTGCAAAGAACTAATAATCAATCTCAATATCGTATAAAAAACAAAAAAAGAAGAAGTGATTTTAAAGGTACAAATCCAATTGTAAATATATCAGTAAAAGATTATTTAAAACAAACAAAATCATTTAAACATAGATATAAACTATATAGAACAGGTATTGATTTTAAAAGCAAATTAACCGCTATCGACCCCTATATATTAGGTATTTGGCTTGGCGATGGGAATTCAGATGGTCCAGCTTTAACTACAATGGATTGCGAAATTAAAGAAAAATGGATGGAATACGCAAGGCAACTTGGTTTAATGATAAGAGAAGAAGTTATATCAGAAAACAATTTGTCTAAAACTTATTGCATGTATAATCCACTTAGAGGAAAAGGGTTAAATGCACTAAGAAACAATCTAAAACATTACGACTTAATAAAAAACAAACATATTCCAAAAGATTTTAAAATAAATTCAGAAGAAACAAGACTTAAATTATTGGCTGGTGTAATAGATTCCGATGGATACTTAGGAAATAATTATTATGAAATTTCTCAGAAAAACAAAGAATTATCCGATGATATACTTTTTATAGCAAGATCACTTGGTTTTGCAGCTTACCAAAAAAAAGAAAAAAAGAAAAGTCAAAATGGAATCGAAGGAACATATTATAGAATTACAATTTCTGGTGATATTAATAGAATACCAGTTATATTAGAAAGAAAAAAAGCAAAACCCAGAAAGCAAGTAAAAAATGTATTAAGAACAGGTTTTAAAGTAAAGCAATTGCCAGAAAATGAATATTTTGGCTTTGAAGTTGACAACGATAATTTATATGTTATGGATGATTTTACCGTTACCCATAACTCAGGTAAGACAGCTATTATTTTGACACTAGCCCGTGAGCTAGGTCTTAAGACCGTAATAGTTACACCTAGTAAGTCTATATTTCTAGAAATTTTGGAGAAATTTGAGCACCATTTTGGCAAATCTAATGTCGGAGCTTATGGTGGCGGTAAAAAAAGATTAGGTAAATTGTTTACAGTGTGCGTGTCAAAGTCACTAACAATGCTTAAACCGGGTACTGAAGCCTATGATTTCTTTGCTAATGCTGATGTAGTAATTGGCGATGAATCCCACACACTGGCGGCTGAAACTCTTGAAACAGTATTTCATGGTGTGCTAAACAGTGTTCCATACCGATTTTTTTTATCAGGTACTCAGGTTAGGGGTGACGGAAAAGACAAGTTGCTAGAATCAATTATTGGAAAAAAAGTATATGAACTACCAACAAAGGAAGCCGTAGACGGTGGTTATATTTGTCCTGTAAAATTTTTTGTTTTTGAAACTACAAGTAAAGATGTTAAAAATTACAGAGACCCACTAAAAGCTAAAAGAAAACAATTTTTATACAATTCAAACATCGCCGATATAGCGGCCAAGATTGCAAATTCAGCTTGGAATCAAGCTCAAGAAAGCACTTTAATTTTGGTGGAGGAATTGGAGCAAATTAGAATGTTAGTAGACAGACTAAATGTTCCGTTTGAATATGTACATTCTGCATCAAAAGCTGATGCTGCTAGATTTGGTCTGGAAACTCGGAAAGTCGATGAGGCAGTTGAAACTTTTAATCTTGGACAAGTGAAAGTTCTTATTGGAACTTCTTGCATTGCAACAGGAACCAACATGTACTGCACACACAATACTATAAATTGGGTAGGCGGTGGCTCTGAAACCAGAACTAAGCAGGGGGCTGTTGGTAGAAGTGTCCGTATTCTTGAAAACAGTAAATACAAGGGCTATCACAGGCCCAAGCCTTATTCAAAAATTTATGATTTTAGAGTAAGCAACATAAGTCTTTTAGAAAATCATTTGCAAAAAAGACTTTCTATGTATAAAGAAACAACAAATGAAATAAAATTTATAAAGGTGTAACATGAACAGAAAGAAGGTCAACGACCCGGTTTTCTACAATTTAGCAAACAGTATTGCCAAAATACTAGAAAAAAATAATAAGGGCAAAAAATTAAATAAAAAAGAGTTTACTGCCCAACAAAAAGCTCAAGTTGAAAGAATAATGGAGCTGGAAGAAATTTTCAGAGAAACCATTAATTCTTATAAACAAAGCGACAAAATATATCAAAAATTTTTAATGTTTATTAAAATTGAAAAAGGAAATATTCTTACAGCTAGGCCATATTTTAGAGAAGATTCAAAAACATTTGGCGAATTTATTTCGCCAGCATTTAAAGAAAATGATGTTCAGGAAATTAAAAGATTTCATATTAATTATAAATTTATGATGTTTGTAATTGAAAATTGGCGAGGTAACTTGCCAAAAAAAGCCGCCAATGCTTGGAAAGAACATCAAAAAGTAAGGCAAAAAATTATTGAAAATAGTATGCCATTAGCAATCAATATGGCTATGAAATTTTTTAAAGCTACACCTAAAAATCATTTAGGTCTTATGGATATGATTTCTTCATCAGTAGCCGGGCTTTGTACAGGTGTAGATAAATGGGTAGGGCCATTTAGAACAGTTTTTAGAAGTGTATGTATTGCTAGAATGAAAAGTAATATCATGGACTTATACAATCAAACTTCTCTTCACTATTTTCCATCTGACAAGAAAATTATTTATAAAGCTAACTTATTAAAAAGTCGTGAAAAGATTGAAGACCCTGAATTACTATTAGAAGCCATTAATCATTATCTAAAAGAATCTGGTGATAAAAGAGTTCTTCAAGATTATGAACTTAACGATATACTTAATGGTTCAAATATTTGTAGTATTGAAACTGAAGTCGATAATGAAGGGTTTACGGTATATGATACTTATATAGACAAATCAAGTAATGTAGAAACAAAAGTAGCTAAAAAAGACGCATTACAAACGGTTTTATATGCTTGTCAAAAATTAAAATTAATTGAACAAAAAGTAATAAAGCTTAAAGGAGTTGACTTATGAATGAAAAATCATCTTTTAATGGTAATTTAATTTTGAAACCTCACAAAAAAATCAGGCAACTTGAAGAACATCAGGCGGTCACAGGTTTTGCCATAACAAAACAAAAGGTTGGAGTTGAAGGGCTTGAACTTTTAGTTGACGCAGCTATTGAAATAGGCAATAATATTAAGTGGATTAATAAAGGTACAAAAATTTATTTTAAAGAAGAAACTTTATACACTAAGGCTTGGGCCAAACAAATTTTAGAAAGCGAAGAATTTCCTGACGGCTTTATTGTTGGTGAAATGAAAGATGTAATTTTTATTAAGGATAAAAATGACTAAGTATAAAAAAAGGATTGAAATAAATGCCAAATAAACACACTTTAAAGTATGTCAAAAATACTATAGAAAAAGAAGGGTATAAATTACTTTCCAATGAATACGAAGGTCAACTACAAAAATTAGATATAGAATGTAATAAGGGACATGTTTTTCCGATGTCTTTTAAGGTTTTTAAAGAAGGTCACAGGTGTTCTTATTGTGCAGGAAAAAGACAATATAACATAGAAGAAGTCAGGGGTTTTTTTGAAGAAAAAGGTTACAAACTACTATCTACAAAATACAATGGCAATAAAGAAAAATTAAAAGTTTTAGGCCCAAACAACAAAGAATATGAAACTACACTGTTTTCTTTTAAAGTAAATGGGATAATACCTCATTTAAAAAATAAAATATACAAAAACGAAGAATATTGTAGAGAAATATTTGAGGATATTACTGGTAAAAAATTTCCAAAAGAAAGACCTGATTGGCTTGTAAATGATAAGACAGGAAAAAAATTAGAATTGGATGGCTATTGTAAAGAATTAAAGTTAGCTTTTGAATACGATGGAAAACAACATTTTCAAAATACTGATTTTTTTAAAGAAGATTTTTTTACAATAAACAATAGAGATGAAATAAAAAACGACATTTGTAAAAAAAATGGCATAAAATTAATTAGGATACCATTTTATATAAAAGACAAAAAAAGTTATATAGAAAACAAAATAAAATTTAATAAATATTTATATGTAGGTGATCCACATTTACAAATAAATAATTTAAAAGATTGTGAAAAATTAATAGATTTTATAGTAAAAATAGCAAAAGAAAATAACGTATCTACAATAGTTTTTTTAGGAGATTTGTTCCATACCCACGGCGTAATTAGAATAGAAGTATTTGATTTTTGGAAAAAAACTTTTAAAAGAATACAAAAACAATATGACATAATAGCCTTAGTAGGAAATCACGACATGATTTTAGGGCAATCAAAAAATGCTGGTTTAAATTCTGTATCTCTTTTAGATGAGCAATACAAATATAACATAAACATTATTGACGTACCTACAGAAATAGATAATATAGGCTATATGCCATACTATGAAGATTACAAAAGTTTTTTAGAGGATTGTAAATATCTTTACGAACAAGGTGTTACAGGTTGCCTTATTGCTCACCAGACGTTTACTGGTGCTCAATATGAGAATGGGTTTTTTAGTGAGGAAGGAATTGACCCTGCGTTAGTTCCGCAACAAGAAATTATATCAGGTCACATTCACAAAAGCCAGCAAGTAGGAAAATGCTTTTATCCGGGTACTCCTAAATGGGATACAATGGCAGACGCTAATCAACCCAAAGGAATTTGGGTATTTGAACATGAAGACACTGGTGCTGTTAAATCAAAAAAATTTTTTTCAACTGAAAATGTAGTTACACCAATTACTTCATATGAAGTTAAAGAAGGTGAAGAATTGCCAATACTTAACCCAGATGCTAGAAACTATGTGGTGCTTGAGGGTAAAACCGCTTGGATTAATAAAGTTAAAAAAGAATTAAAAGATAAAGCTAGTATTAAGGTAAAGCCAACTGATGTTAAAGTTGCCAAAGATATTAAAGATACTTCTATAACACTTGAAAAATATCTTGAGACAGAGTTCCAGCCAATTGAGGGTGTTAAAAAAGAAAGTATAAAAGAGTTTTTGAGGGAAGTATGAAAACAGAAACCGTAAAAGCTATGCTAGAGGATATGAGAAAAATTACCATGCTAACTGGTGAAATCTCTAGTGTACATCAGGAAAGCCTGCAAAAATGGCCGTATATTGTTTTTGATGATGTTGAAGGTGTTGAGGTTAAATATGATTTAACAAAAGCCACAATGCAATCAACAAAACAAAATTTAGTTGAGTTTTTTGTTACGATGCCTAAAGGATATGAGAAAAAAGGTGTCATCGAAAATTTTGACGCTAGATGTAGAAATTTAGTTTCATGGGTGTGGCAAATGTTTTGGGTAGATATTGAAGTCAAAGTATTTGTTAATGGTGTAAGGCGTTATTCTATGTTCAAACCAAGTCAAGATAAGCTAAAAGCACAACCCCCTCAAATTGGGCCAAATGGACAGTTATCGGAGGAATAATGGATTTAAGTAAAATTGACAATGACTTTACAGATGAAGAAGTTAAAAAAATTAATACATTTGTTGACAACGGTTGTGTTGGACTTGAAAGTCTGGTTAAAGACGAGCATAAGGTAAATGGGCTATTTGGCCTTTATATGGCTGGAAAGACTTATGTAGAAATAAGTAAAATCTCCAGAGTAAAAAAAGACCTAGTTCTATATATGTCGGCCAAGCAAAAATGGTATGAGAAACGCATGGAGTATCTTAGCGATATTCAAAAAAATATGGTAAAAAAACTGACCGACACTAGAGTAGAAAGCCTCAATTTTATTGCCAATCTTATTAGTGTTCACCACAAATACTACGGCGAAGAAATGAATGAATATCTAAGAACTGGTGACAGAACAATTATCGAGAACTTAGACCTTAAACAACTTAGTCAGTATTTTAAAAGTATTGAATTATTGGAAAAAATCCTTAATCCTACTAATGTAAAAACTGGTGGCGGTTCAAGCATGAGTGTTAATGTAAACGCTTCAGATGGTGCTACGCTAACGCAAGTAAATGAAAATACGTTAGAAATTAAACCGGGAAATACAGGAAGTATTTTGGAAGCATTAGTTAAGCACAAAGAAGAAAAAGGAAAGGAAAATTAACTTTTTGTTTGTAAAAGAAGTTTTTTTGTGATATTATACATTATGAACGTACCTCACACAAAGGAGATTTTATGAGGCTATTTATTGCAATGCTAATGCTTGCTATTTCGTTAACAGTTAATTCAGCAGAAATTTCAAAAAAAGAAATTACCTTAACCAAAGATAACACTCTTGTATTGAACAATGCTTTTACCGGAAGTTCTGTTTCTAAACTGATTGGTCAGGCTAAAAAAATGAATGCAGACCTTAAAAGTGGATATCCTATCTATTTGTTTTTGGACACTCCGGGTGGAAGCATTCAGGCTGGGCTTGAGCTTGTTGAATTTTTACAAGGCCTTAATAGACCTATTCATACTGTAACTCTTTTTTCAGCTTCTATGGGATTTCAGCTTGTACAACACCTTGGAAAAAGATATATTTTAAAATATGGCGTTCTCATGAGTCA